TTACTCTTTACCGTAAACGTTGTTTTCCTGCTCGCGGACGCGGATGAACGTGGTGCGTTTTGTTAGCTCTTTCAGCTTCGCCGCGCCAACGTAGGTGCAGGTTGAGCGCACACCGCCCATGATGTCCTGAATGGTGTTTTCTACTGGGCCACGGAATGGCAAGAGTACGGTCTTTCCTTCAGCAGCACGGTAGTTGGCTACGCCGCCGGAGTGCTTGTCCATCGCGCTCTGGGATGACATGCCATAGAATTTCATAAAAATCACTCATTTCATTATATTTCAATAGCTTATTTTTATCTTGGTTTGTTTTTCTGTATGGATATACAGCTATTTAGGGCGATTTTTTGCTATGTTTTTCATGTCTGCCGCCATTTTGTCGCCACTGGCGGCAGGGTGCTAAAGGCTTGAAAGTGGGTTCTTTGTGAGTGCATCAGTGAGGTGATCGGGAGAGAAGTGTGCGTAACGCATCGTCATCCCAATATCAGCATGGCCGAGAATTTCTTTCAACACGAGGATATTGCCACCGTTCATCATAAAGTGGCTGGCAAATGTATGGCGAAGAACATGGGTAGCCTGGCCGGCAGGAAGACCATCACATACCTTGTTTTTTAAAAGGTAGCAAAAAGGGGTATAGCATTCTTCGAACAGCTTACCCGATGTGGGTTTATAGATCTCGTCGTAGAGTTCCTGGCTGATGGGTACCGAGCGGTTCTTCTTGTTCTTGGTGTTGGTGAACGTGACCTTGTATTTGCTCAACTGGCTACCACGTAATTGAGCTGCTTCATTCCATCGTGCTCCGGTAGACAAACATAGCTTCACGATTTTGAGCATGTCCTTACGCGAGTGTGCCGAAACATGCTTCAGAAGTGAGCGAATTTCATCCTCATTCAAGAATGCCATTTCACGTTCGTGATCTTTCAGTGGCTTGATGTCTTCGAGTGGGTTAGGGCCATCCCATTCACCCAATTCCTTCAGCTTACTGAACACAGCTTTGAATCGTGCAAGCTCAGAATTGATGGTAGCAATGCTGGGTTTTCCCTTTTGCCATCGCTGGTCAACAAAATTGATATCACCAGATAAGCGAAGTTGGCGAAAATTAGAGTACACCTTGCTGCTAAACTTGGGCGCTAAAGGGTTGCCCATTGCTTCAGCCATTTTGAGCATCTTGCTCTTAATGAATGCCCCATTGCCCAAACTGATCCCATAGAGCGAGTACCAGACTTCCAATAAGTCAGTTAAGTGACGTCTATCAGCCGACTTTCCTAACCAGGGCTTGTCGTCTATCTCACGCATCGTGAAGCGTTCAAAGGCCGTAGCTTCGCCTTTGGTTGCGAACTTCTTTCTAACACGCAAACCTTCGCGGCCCTGAGGGTAGCATTCGCAGATCCAGCTACCATCTGCTTGCTTTCGAACTGCCATAACAATTTGATACTGTTTTTATATACAGTTATTTTGCCGATTACAGCAATGTTTTGCAATGTTTCTAAACTCAACTAGAAACATTCAAATGTTTGAAATTAGTTGCTTAACGCATTTGTGGGTGCAGTTGCTTAAGCATACATTGCAATAAATGGAAAAGAATTGCTCAAATGCGCAGGATTCATATCAACAAATTTATGTTGATATTTGCGCATAAAGGATAAATACTTGACCTGTGAACGTAATATTTAATGGATATTAGTCAAGGTAAGCGTAATGTATACACGTACAGTACAAACGATCATGAGTAGAACGAAAATGGTGGATACCTTCGATCTGCCTGGTTTTGCATGTGCTGTTGAAGTACGTTGCCTCAACATGCGTACCAAAAACCATCGCTACATTGTAGTGCTAGATGATTTCCATAACAAAAAAGCTTGGGAAGAAATTCCTGTACTTACAGAAATCAGCTTTAAGCACAAGAAATCCCGGTATCTAACTAGCCCTGCGTCTCAATACCCAGAGCTGGCTGATTATGAGCGCTACATCATTGAGCATATCGACTCTATAGTTGCCGGCGATACTGAGCATGCCCATGCCTTAGCTGTTTGAAGCTTATATTAACCTTATACGGAGATTGGTTAATCTATGGCTCCAGCCATCACTCAAGTGTATTCGAAGGCCCTGGACGAAGAAGTTCAGGGCCTTCTTCCATCTACATATGATTGTCACTTTTATAATGCAATTGATGGTTTTCTGTATCGCTTAGAGATTCGGGCTATAGAAAGAAGCATGTATACAGGTGCTGTCATTGTCTATAAATTGAACTATGCCGAAGGTGATGAGTATCCTGAAGAGTATGCCGAAGAAGCTTTCAGTGAGTCCCAGTGTAAGTTCAAAGCTGCTGAAGATGCGCTAGCCTTGGGCATTCCTGTGCATAACGAACAGTGTGTTGCAAGGTATATCTTTCGTGACATGGAAGTAACGTTGGGAGAAGAAAACGTTGTTTCAGGTAAACAAATCCGTGGCGCATATGTAGATCCTGAGTTTCAAGCTTCAAGTATAACCAAACATGTGTATCTAACTTTGTTGGAACAACATGGTACGCTGATTAGCGATCACACCCAAAGTATTGCAGGACACAAGCTATGGGCCTTTGGTGTTTGTAAATGGGGCGTGGTTAAGGTTTATGATAGTGATAATAAAAAGGTATTAGTAGATCTTTTACCCGGCGGAGATTCACCAGTAAATGGAGTTGTACCTTGGTCTGCTGAAGGGTTGGAACAGCCCGATTTAGACCAGCTTCGTGAAGGTCATTGGGCCCTTGGTAATTTTCGCCATCTTGTTCTGGTTTTAAGCTATCATCATTGAATGTCAGTCTCTCGATAGTTAATAAAATTCATGTACTTAGGAAAGCCCGTTTTGAGAATAGGCTTTCCTTTTTTTGAATTGCCTACAATGCCAACCAGGATAAAGTACGATCCTTTAAACCGCTCCAAGCTGTTGATTTTTAACTTGTCCATTAAATCAAATTTAAGCTCGCTATCTAAAATGATGCTTGGTTGTGACCAAGTGCCGTAGTTCAACCATACTGAGCCATTTGGCTTTTCTGTATAGCTGGTTATCATCCCCCAGAAAATCTGTTCTTGACGATAGTGGCGTTCTTCGATGTGAGGGACTTCGACTAAATTGTCCCTAAACATTCCTTCGACCATTACGCGGTCGGAGTCAGTAATAATTCTTATGGACTTCCCACTACCATATTCAGGGTTTTTGATAAGGTAGCTTAGAATTTGTCTGAGGGACTTATCCATCGGAAAGCCAGCTCTACCACCGATAACCTGGAGGCGAGGAGAAGGCTGCCAGTTGTGGGGTGGGGCTGTCGTTTTGTCGCTGTCAGCTGTTTTATCAATGCTGCCATGTTTGGTCTTATCGAGATTTACGATGATATCGGCTGATTTGTTATCGCTGCTTTCATCTGCATCAATGCCTTCCATGTTTTCGGCTTCCAGGATTGTTGTAGCCCTGTTACAGCCATTTTCATGATGCGCATTGAAGCAAGCCGTTCTTTCATAGTCTCTGACTTTGTAGGCTTTCGTAAACCAAGCTCTTTTTCCGCATTCAATGCAGATTATTTGGCCCTGATATGTATCAGGATCCTCCATGAACATACTAGTTGTGCAGCGGCTACCATCAACTGTGAATTCAACTTCTAACATGACATTCCTTCAAAAAATAAATATGCCACCAGTATCAATGAAAGGTGGCGTATTGGTCAATCCTTGAACTGCGCTATGCGACGCAATCTTACGCTTAATAAATGGATTTACAGGAGTTATCGACGTTAACTGGCTGATAGAAACCAAAGGGAGGCGGGATGAAATTACTTTGCAGAAACCTCAAACATAAAAGCAACGAGTGGCTTGTTCAACCCGATGGATGCGTGTGGATAAGCCTCGCTGGGCTTGCAATTTTTTTGGCATGAACGAGGTAAGCAATGAAAAATTGGATACTAGCCATAGCGTTATTTTTCACATGTCATACCCACGCGCAAGAAGTCGCCTGGACGGGGATGAAAACGGACAGGTTAATTGTCATTAGTGAGCAAGGGGATAAAGGCTTTCAATTTGCTATGCTCTACATACTTGGTATAGCCGATGGATTAGAAGGGCAAAGGGCTATCTCACGAGTTGGTCCTTGTCGAGTAGAGGGGACTACGACAAATCATGAAATAGCGAGCAAGATATTAAACTCAGTAAAGGCATTGGATAAACCAAAGGAGCCGGCAGGAAAAGTGGTGATCAATGCCTATCTGTCATCTTATTGCCCGGATAGCATGACTCAATAAGCCGTGTCAGCGGCTTATGTATATCATTTCTATGATCTAAAATCGTCGGGATCAATATTTCGAAACTTTCTCTCTAATATACTAAGAAGTTTGTGTTTATCTATTTCAGAGTCAGAATCTAACAAATCAAAGTAAAATTCGGTTAGTTCGTGCTCTGCATTATTAGTTCTAATATAGTTAGCTTTCTCAGCAGAAGTATCAGCAGGCCAAAAAGAGAGATTCACAAAGAAACATCTAACAGCAATGTTCTCCACTCCAGGACATTGAAATTTACACTCTAAATAGCTTTCATTTTCTTTAATAACCTCGATGGTACGAAAAATGGATTTACATTCTTCAGCGAGTTCTGGTGGTTTTTTATTAGTATGTTCAGACCACAATTTCTCGTCTTTTAGATAATGAATAAAGCTAGATACTCTTTTATTGAAATTTTTCCCTTTAAAATAAACAAAGAAGCCTGCTTTTTTGTCTCTTGTAATATAGCGTGTTAATAATTGTATTAAACCTTCAAGTATCTTTGTGTTGTGATAATCTATTTTAGCTTCAGCGATCCAAGTGTAATCACCTTCCTTAACAGTTAGATCAACGGCTCCTACTTGTTTTGTTTGTTCAGATGCAGTATAACCCATTGAATCAAGATTTGAGCATATATAGTTGGTTATAGAATCCTCATCAAAAGAAGAGTATTTATCTTTTGTCTTTTCAAGATTAATAATTATTTGATTTATATGATTATGCAGTTGAAAAACAAACTTATCATAAGGTGAGTTTGGAAGCCTTTCAGTTAATTCTAATAAAAGGTTATTAAAGTCTGGATGTTCATGATAGGCCTCAAAAAGCTCTTGTGAAGATCTATGCTTGACCATAATTACAACATTTCTTCATTCAGCATACAAAAAAAACCAAGCCTTCTAGGCTCAAAGTCATCAATTGGCAAACCAGTTTCGACAGAGTAAGGTGGTGTATTATTAGCTAAGGCTTCTCTAAAACTTTCAACATCTACCTCAATCTCTTCACCATCATAATCAAAATAACAGAAGGTTATATCTAATAGTTGTTGTTCAGCTGAACTGAAAAATATTGCAACTTGAAGTGCATCTATTGGGGAGTTACAGTTAGATGCTTCCATTAGTCTAGTTAAAGGAAAATAGTTTACGTGTTCATTGTTTTCCACATAAGAAATAAAACTTTTAAGGTGGTCTACTGCATCGGCATTGTTGCCGATGCATACATCAATGTTATAAACCTTTTCTTTTATCTTCTTAATAGTCATATTATGACCTTGATATAATATCTTTGATTATGTTCAGTAAGCTTAGACTATCACTTGGTTTTTTTATGTAGAAATCATAACACTCTTTATTTTCCCAATCATGCCTAGTTGGGAAAATACCCATTTCTACCTCATGATTCTTATCGTTGTGATATTTCCATCGAATGAGAATAGAACGGCATATATATGTTAATTTCTTTTCTTCATCTTCGACTCTTTGAGTTCTAGCACAATATGTTTTACTCTGTAAGTCTTTTAGATGTGCATCCCTGGAGTTGCCATCAGGAGATAAAATAGCATGTGGTACTCGACCAGACTTTTTATCTTTGAAATAATTAATAATTGCCTTATGAAAGTTTACATACTCTAACTTTCCTTTCACGCCTGGGATATTGATAATGTTAATAAATTCTGTTTCAAGCTTATTAAAAAACCGACCGATTTGTTTTTGGTTTACATCTCTTGTAACTAAAAACTCAATAAAATTTTCGTTATAAGGGATAAACACACAATTAAAGTATTGCTTGTTAACCATTAAACTTGACATAGATGAATATTTATGTACTTTTTCTTTAATAACAGTAGCGAAAATACATAAAACTCCGTCACCTGAATCCGTAATTTTACAGAGAAAATCACCTGTAGGTGCTTTCGAGTTTTTTTCAAAATCGACCTTACATGGATAAACCTTGCTGTATGTATTGGGATTCTTATTTAAATCATAAGCTAAAACCGCTTTTCTGACATCAGCCATTGTTTTAGGGTCAAGCTTGGCTATTCGATACTGATGATCGGAGAAGCAAATAACCCTATCGACTATTTTTTCCAGTGAATCAACTGTACATTTTGCTTTAGAGCTCTCAGAAGATAGAATATCTGACTTAAACTTCTCTATAGTTCTTTTCAATTGGTTAGAAGTTTCAAAGCCATAAGTTCGACCAACTATCCTGGTGTATGCAAGGTTTTCTGTCTGCTCAAGTCCATTCAACAGTTGTTCGAGCTGATTGTTTGGAGCAGTATTTACCACAGTAGTATTTGCTGGCTGATTCATTGTTATGTCTCTAATATGTCCCTAATTGCATTATATGTTGACATTCAATATGCTTCAATGTGCATCGTCACAAAGTATGTTACAGCTGGGTGATTCATGTACTTGTTGGTTATCTCTTGTCTGGTGTCAGTTTTGTGAGGGCAATAATTAAACGCTAATATCGGATTGCTTTATTGAACCTTCCCAACAACCACAACATCTCCCTCATTCAGCTGAACAGTAGATTGAGAGAATTCTATCGCCACCATGTTTCCTGGTAACTTCTGCATTGAGTTGAGTGATACATCACCGTCGATGTTGATCAGGTATTGGCCACTGATCGCTTTGTTCTTGCTCGTATCCACAAACAGCTTCTGCCCCTCATACTCAACCAGCATCAAGTGCTCTGATTCAGGCATCCCTTCCAGAAACTGCGGATCAAAAAACATCTTGCCTTTATCGAAGAGCTCGCCGTTCTTGAGTTTGAAGTAGGGGAGCTCAACATTGTCTGTCGAGTTGGATGGTTTACCCCTTTCATACATTTCCCCTTCACCTAATAGTAACCAGGAAAGTGAAACGCCAAGACTCAAATGAGTCCTTGTTGCTATTTCAAAAGGAGTCATCTCGCGTTGATGCCACGTAGCGATGGTCGACTTAGGGATTCCAAAATATTCAGCAAGCTGGTTGAAGCTGCTGCAACCAGTTACTTTAAGTAATCTTTCTGTGATTTTGCGACCGCCATCATACGATGGAGGACTTAAATGAGCTTGATTATGACTCATAAACGATCTAGTATCCCATTTGAGTTCACTTTGAATGCTGCAAATTCGAGTGATAAGAAGTAATCTGAATGACGTTAAAGGATACCACCATGGAATCAACATCAATAGTTTTTAGTGCACCACTTTCACCGTACGTCACAGTTCAAAAGTTCTCTGATATCACGGGTATAGCCATTGGTCAGGTCAACAAAATGCTCCATGAAGGCCGTCTCCCAATTCGCCCCAAAACACCCGGTAAGCCAAAAGAAAAACCGCTCATTAACATGCTGGCGCTAGTTAAAGAAGCGGATTCGCAGGTGTTCTAACTAAGTCATTTGAATATAGCAATGGGGATGGGAGTCCACTATGTCTGCAAATGAATGCCCTAAACATACTGCGTTCCTCAACGCATGCACCACTTTCAGTAAAGATCATGTCATTAAGCATCTGGCTGCTAAGTTCGGCCTAGATGCTCAAATGCAGTGCAACAAGCTCGATGCCAACAAACCTCATAAGCTGTTTGTAGAAGAGCTGCTGTTACTGACCAAAGCCACCCTGAACCCTCAAACCGGGGCAATGGACTTGCAAATGGTTGATGGCCTGTTGCTAGAGCTGGGGCTTACAGCGGTACCGCTGCCGGCTGGGCAGGTTGAAAGCCTGAAGCGAACGCTTCCTGAACGAATGCTCGAAATTAATGCGGCAACCGGTGAGCTCAGTGCTCATACGCTTCAAATCAACGCCACTAACCGAGTTAACCGTCGCACCAAAGAACAAGTGGTTAAACGCGCGCAAAGTGCGGTACGTGAACTCGTGATGCTCATGAATGAAGTCGAGGGCAAGTTTCAAGCGGTACCGGTGCTTTCATGCGCTGTCGATGCATTGGGTGTTATGCCCATTCCTGGCCTTTCTTAGGAGGTTGCAATGCAACGCTTTCACTCTGCACCTGTTCGTCCCGCGTCAGACTCTATTGCAAAGTGCCACGCACTGTTTAATTGCGAAACCCGGCTTGGCCTGAGTTACGACAACTTGGAAGAGTCGGTAAAACGTACATTGTGTTTTTCCGCGGGCTTAAAGCAACGTCATATCACCTTGAAGCTGCATGAAATGACCATGCACGAACGCAAGGCGCTTCACCGGGCAATCAATCTTTTGGCCGATGCTTTGAAACCATTGGCTCATCACTCTTTAAAAGAATTTCGATAACAGCCCCTCAGGGCATCAGTTGGTCAGGAGAGCATCATGAATCAGGGAACCGTTACATGTCAGGCATCCACTCAATCTCTTGAGTGTTTTATCGAACAAGAAAACCAACACCGTGAATGTTTGGACGTGATTCAAGAGATCATGGGGTTGGCTATTTCCCATCACCAAATCATTAAAATTTTGGTTGAGTTTCTGCCGTACACGGCTCAATTTTCTGTGCGAGCGTTTGATATTAACTGGCAATCGCAAGTGGTATCGGGGAACGACTATGAAGCGAAGTTCTATCTGAATCGCAACCGTATTAAAGACAATGCGACGCCACTGCAACAGCTACTCGATATTGAAGATGATTTGATTGAACTGGTTGCTGAAGCCAAAGCGCAGCCAGCCAAGCCGGTATTGAACATTCAATCGCTGGATGACCTGGCGACATTCGCTGAAACCCATCCGTTCTCTGGCACTCAAATGCTGAACTTTTATGAAATCCGTCATGTGAATACTCAAAATATCCCAGAGGTTGAACTTCTGGCTGAAGCGCTGGAAAACGAAACCTATGGCATGGTTGGGCTGGCTACCCCTGAACTGATTCGTGGTTTTGTCGCAGGGGGTGAAGCATGAGCCAATCCCACATTATGGTAGCAGCTAATGAACTGACCGAATCGCTGGATTCTGTTGGTTTAACCTCTGCCGAAGTGGATGTTTTCGTGAATATCTTTCAATACATCCATGATGTCTCTGGTGAATGGTTCGCGCTTGATACGGTGAAAGTACAATCCTTTCATGTTGCTCACGACGCAACGTTAATTCAGCCAAACAAGATTTTTGCCGGGTGGTTTGCGTTCTGGATGTGTGTGTTTAATCACGCGGAATCAGGTTCTGAGTTAGAAGTTCAGGCATTGGGCGCTATTCGCGGTTTGTTTTTCACGGCTGCCCATAATCGCCAAATCACCGTTCCTTCCGTTATTGAAACGTGGTGGCAGGAAACCAACGATGTTCATCACAACAATTCGTTGAGCGAGGTAGTGGCATGAATTACCTCGCTGTTTTTCTTGGTGCCGATGGTGGTATTACACGTAACGCAACAACCGAAGAAGTAATGAACCTGCAGCTGGGTGAGTTTGAATCTCTCGAACTGGCCATTCAAAACGCCTGCGAAGTGCTGGAATGTACTCATGCAAAAAATGGCGTGTTGCTGAAAGGCGAAAATAGCGGCGGTTTTTTGATTTGCGATACACAGGAGTTCGCTGAGTTATGAGTGGGTGATTGTCTGGCGGGAGATAAAAGTAACGCCCCAAAAGGGGCGTGAGATTACTTGTTATTTGTTCTTGAGAGGGATTCACCAGCAAGAAAAGACATAACAATTTCGAGTCTCGTTAGTGTGATGTTAGAAACATCACAACCAAGCTCGATACCTGCTCTCACATAAGCAGCTGAGTCAAAGATTTGTAGTACAGCGTTATCTTGACTCTGGATCGTTTTGTACTGAGCAAGTAATGCATCATCACATGTTGGCTCTTGTGTTAGAAGCTCAACATATTTTTTATGTTGATACTCAGAATGAATAGCTTTTATTGCTGGTTTAACGGTATGTGTGATTGCGGCAATCAAAGCAATGAACAGCCCAATTACAGTGTTGAATTGAGTACTGGATACAACGGCAGACCCTAGAAAAATTTGTAGGATAGACATTGCTGAATCTAATCGAGAATAGAAACAAGCATTCATTTGCTCTAACCGATTGGAGTAACGAATTTTAAATTGGGTGTCATGCCTCGACATATTTAATCCTTATTTTTGGTTGGTGGTGGTGGGATTTCGCGTTGTGGCACATGGAACTTATCTGAATCATTGTTTGAACGTTTATCAGTAAAACCAGACATTTGGCTCTCCTTTAGCTGGGTGGTTGATGACAAAAGCATCTTAGCTAACGCGTGCCAGCTGCGACAGTGGGCCGTCTTCCCCACGTTACGGGGAACTTATCCGACGATTAGATTGTTTGTGACTATTGGGGGATATTTGTGCTTATTGGGGATAAACGAAGGAAATGGAAAAATAAATCACATTAATAAAAATAGTGTGAAAAGTTTTACAAATTAAATTTTTGGTTAGCTGGGAGGCATTCATCGTGAGCTTGAATGTAATTGAACATACCGAGAAGACTCTCGGTTTTTTTGCACCTAAAGAAATCCGACAATTCACATCTGCCCAACCGGCAGCCATTAGCAAAGCTGAATTCTTTCTTGCCGATCATTCTGACGACAAAATTTTAAAACGTGCACTCGGCTACTTCGATCCAAAACTTCCACCGGAATCAGCCCCGCAGGGCAGTCGCGAAGCGGCTGGGGATAATAGCCTTGTCCAGTGGCGCAAAAGTCCGACAAGGGAGGAATTAGCCGCTAAGAGGGCGACACTCACCACTCAAGCCAAGCGTAACCGGCTAACGAAGTGGGCAAACTTGCTGTCTCGGTTGCCTCGGCACTTAAACGGGGAACCCAAGCCATTAGAGGTTGTGAAGCCACTGACGTTTACTCCGATCCATCTGGATTGGCAGAAAAACCCGGTGAAATGTTTGCAGGCCCATGGGTTTGTTGAGAATGCGCCAGTAATGGCCAGGTTGCAGCATCGCGATTGGTCGAATGAATGGCGTATTCGTGTTGAGGCCCAGGCTCGCACGTCAGAAGCTCCGCCACCTCAGGCAGGTGATCGGTTCACTGAACAGCTAACTGAGCGTGCAGTCCGGAAAATTTTTGAATCCGGTGCTTATTTGCAGGTACTGCGCGGAGGGTATACAACATTCACGACGTTAACGTTTGATGATGAGCAACGGGAACGCATTCTTACCAGCAAGCCTCAAACCAAAAATCGTATCAAGCCGGGTGTCTGCGGCACTATCGTGGTGATGGGTCCTCATGGCCGAGAACCTTATCGTTTGAAAGCCAGTGGCAATTTCACCTGGTTAGATGACATGGGCAAAGCTGGAGAACTGGCTGCCATCAATATGGGGGCGATGAAATCAACCGGAGAAACAGACTTTACGGGTCAGGAAGTTTTTGAACTTGGTGCGCCCAGCATCCGGGCTGAAGGCCCATGGACGAAAATTCGTGACTATCATCCCGATTCATCAATTGGCAACGAAGTCAGCCGGTTTATCGACTTGGCGCAAAAAACATATCAGCGCGGTTGGGTTCCTGATTTTATGCCGGCTCGCGTTAAAAGAGGCCGGAGTCCGGTTCGGGAGGCGGGGGAAAAGTGCGGGAAAGTAATTGCCGATGGTCCATTCACACCTATTCGTCGCGGTGACGCTAAGGACAAGATCTTTCAGAATCCACGCTGGAAGGAAGTGAAAAAGAATGTTTTTAAAAAACGGTCTGTTCCGTTGGATTACTGTTGGGTGGCTGAAATGCCAGCCAATGAAGATGGATTGCCCAACCCTCATGTCCATTTACTGATGCGTTGGAAAGTGCCGGAAACTCATTTCTATGCTTGGGCCGGCCGACTGGAGCGACTATGGGGTAATGGCTTTGCGAAGCTAGAACGAATTCGGTACGCCAAAGCAGGGGCAGGGTATCTGGTTAAAGCTGTCGGCTACACCACAAAAGGTAAAAATGGGAATCAAGGCATGATTCGTGGCAACCGTTATGGAATTGGGGCATCTGCTAGGGCGGTTGACTGGGAAAATGTGGCAAGTTTCCAGGCCGATAATATGGCGGCGATTATTGCTGAGTGTGAAGAAAAACTGGCAAGAAAGAATGCCCACTATGAAGAACTCGAACGTCGTGCTCGTATCAAGCTGAAAGAGACAAAGCGAATCCATCAAATCACGCGTAATAACAAAAAGCTTTCTGAAGAGCAGCGCTTTTCACGTATCGAGAAGTATAAAAGCAGGATGCTTGCGCTTGATGCTGAAATTGAGCAGGTCAGAGAGGAACGCCGTGACCGTGGTGTCAGAGCTGTGGGTCATTACCAAATCACTTTCTCCGGAAGTAACTCGACTGAGAATTTCGATAATTTCTTAGGTTGGGCGTTTAACTGTCGTCAATGGCAGGCGAATAGTAGAAATGAAGCCATAAAAGATGAGCTGGAGCGGGCCAAAGACGAGCTGGTTCGGCAGTTAAGGGTAGAGCATAAAGCGCTGCGGGATGATCTTGATTTAACTGATGAGCAACTTGCCAGGCTTGAGTATGTTCATAACCGGTTGGAAGAAGTCGAGTCTGATATTAACTATCAGCGTATGTTGCGTTTACAAATGGCAAATACGCTGCAGCAGCAACGGAGCTACTGGCGTGGTTTTGTCAGTAATTTAGCATCACAAAGAACCAGTAATGACTATTGGGCTGCGTTCTTTAATCGCTATGAGCAGGATTGCCCTGAAGAAGATCAGGACAAACTGCTATCTGCTATACATTCGGAGGAGTATTTATGTGTTTTGATGGATTAGGGCTGAAGGTTCTTCGTCAACAAATTAGGGAGAACGCCGAGCGCGCTGCTTCTCAAGATCATGAAAAGGCTGACGTTCAGGCCAAGGTGTACACTGCTCACAAGACCACTCAATCTGATTTTGTGCTTGATCCGCTAGCGCCCACGGAAGAGGCGGAAGGTTAATTTGAATACAGTACCGATGACGCTTGCAGCCATCGCAAATTTCTAATCTGGGCTTTTTGATTAAACCATCATCAAAATCAGTTGGTTGAGTCACTTTTTTAACTACACGTGCTGCACATTGATTAATATTACTGTATATTCATACAGTGCTTGAGGCAAGGAGTACTGTACATGGCGCATTCAATCAGTTGGCAGGCGATTGATTTTATAGTTGAGGCCTTAGCCGCAAAAACTTACGGCGAAGACAGAACCGAGGTTGGTGTATACCTGGTGGAACTGGTAATGAAGGACAGAAAAAAGCCGCTCGATGCGGCTCAAATGAAGATGGTAAAAGCAATGCTTTCAGAGGCTTCGGACGTTTGTAAAAACAACAAGTGAAATGGCAAAAACTTAAATCCACCGTAATAACAGAATCTTGTCTTTATCTGCTTAATCCCTTTTATTGGCCAGAGCTGATTTTTACAGTGACGCTATGTTGATTTTGTTAAAACATGGCTAGTTGTTCGCGTAATTGCTTAGCGCCTTTTACAGATAAAGTTTTTACCAGCGCGACAGCTAATTGTTCTGATGCTCTCGAAGAGGGGCTAAGGCTGTGGCTGTAGTATAAAGACATCACGAATCTATGGCCGCATGCCGGATTTTTGCATAGGTAGTAGAGGTCTGCGCAATCATTTGTTAAACGATTCGTTTTTGTAATCACCGCACGATCACCACACCCACAAGTCACGCGGCTACCGTTCACATGGGGAACCGTAGCCGCCGTACTCATCTTCGATTGTACTAAGGAATGTTTATAGCCCAAGGGGCTGACAAAGGTATGACCGCATTCCGGGTCGGTACATGAACACAGAAGGTTCGCGCAATCATCCGTTACTGCTTCACTGCGACTGATAATGGCGCGAGAACCGCATTTGCAGAGAACTCGCATAACTGACTTAACCTGTTGACTGACTGCTTCAATGGTAAGGTATGCCTGTATTTATGTACAGTTGAGTGTTTCTGAAATCCCCTGCCTCAATAGTTTTTGTGGCATATCAAATAACTGATATGTGCTGCTAGTTATATAAATAAGGAGATTGTAGATATACACTAACCCCCTAAAAACTTCGAATAATCATAATTTAACTCATATTGTACGGACTGATTTATGAAACAGTTATTAGGTTTATACATTTTTGTATCATTTGTTGTTACGGGGTACTCCATTTTTACGACAAGCGAGCGAGACAGCTTCGGGAAAGATCACTTCACGGAAGGGTTGATGTGGCCTGTGGGGTTGTTTAATTATGTTTTTGAACCTGAAATAGATGGTGGCTCGTATGATTCATTGGTCGAATCTTTGAGCGAACTTCTTGAATCAAGGGATACAGACCATGATCGTTATTTAGGAGCTATCGCTGCTAACCAAGTTCTCCTTCATGCCTATGTTGAATCCGACCCTAACCTTACGAAACCTGAAGTGAAAAAGTTGGTAGATTTATCTCGTATGGATAAGTTTGCATCGTTGATCACTGTGAAAGAGCAAGTAAAGCAAAGTGTTGCTGAACGGCTTGATGGATTGGATTTTGATGGCTTGATACTAGCTGGTCAAAACGCCTTCAGCAAAACCATGAAAATCAGCGAATCACGACCTCTATATGCAACAGCGGAAGACTGTGTTGACGGACTTATTCGTGCATATAGAGAAGAGCTAGGCCCTGATAGTTTAATTCGATATGACCAGTTGCAGGAGTTTAATGAGAAATGTGGACTTCCTAGGGAGGAATGGTAATGGATGCGATTAAACTCATATTTGTCTTATTGTTTTTACTCTTTTGTATCAGCTTTCCTATGGTCGCGATGGTTATCGGTGTCGTTCTACTTCTAATAGGCGCTCTTTCCCGCAGGAAATAAACAATAAAGGCCGCATTTGCGGCCTTATTCTAAATCCAAGTTGAATTCCAAATGCAGCGATTTGGGAATTTCCCGGTCGTTGTTCACTTCATCCATAATCAGTTCGCAAACCGGAATAATTTCGTCCCTCGCGTATTCACGACCTACCTTCTCAGCGTCGCCAAAACTGGCCATGCCTTGTGGAATCATTCCGCTTTTACCGGGTGGGTAACGGTGGCCCACCAGAATGTCCTGCGCGGTAATATTTTTGATGCGCTCGAACTCGTCTTTGGTGGCAATGTCGCCAACGGGGATCAGCTGAATGCCTTTCTCTTTGCCGTTGGGCACATTCACAAACATGCTGCGGAAGTTGCCCACGCCCTTACTGCTGGCGATGGTTCGCTTCATCATTTCTTCATCTTCCGGGCTAAGGTTCGGGTCTGTCGCATAGAAGATAAAGCCCATGTGGGCACCGTTTTTGTAGTACCGGCGGCGGAACAGGGTGGCATCTTCATTGAGCAGGCTGCTTTGAATGCTGCCAAGGTAGTCCGGCATGCCATAGATTTGCTGCTGCGGGTCATACTGGCCTAGCCAGATAATGTCATTCTCGTTGTAGTCTTTGAATTGGTTATCGCGTAGAAGGAATCGCCAGCTGCCGTTCTTACGGCGCCGTAAGTACATTGACGAAATGTGCTCTAACCGCACAACGCGGCGGAAGTGATCGCGAATTTTCAGCAGCGCACCGTGGCCGAAGGTGAAGTAATCACGGCTGAACCCCTGAAACTGGCGCTTACGCATCTCGCCGCCATTAATGAATCGTCCTGTAACATGGTTAGCGCGGGCAATCAGAGCGCTGCCGTGGTAAGCGTTGGCTCGGGCAATTTGCGCCAGACCACTGGGGGAAATGGGCGGTTCCCAGTAGTCGTCCATGTCGTTGTAAAACAGTTCGCTGTATTCGGTTAGCCAGCGTCCGGCGTCTACCGGTTCGGCGTAGCTGTCAACGCTGTAGCAGGATGCTGCCGGCAGTTCGGTTTCTGTCTGCTGCTCTGGGTGTTGTGCTTCTGTCATGCTGCTGTGGCCCATGTCGATTTTCGTTGTTTGGTATGGTTAAGCGGTTCATTGATCAGGGCGTGAGCCAGTGCCCAGAAGGCATCGGCATGGCCGGTCATTTCACTGCGTTCTGCTTTATAGGTAATGCCATTGCCACTGTTGGTGGTTACCCGCTTAATGGCCATGAAGGCCATGGAAATGTCTTTGTGCTCGGCGTCGTACTGCAGGCGGTTGGCTTCTATCACATCTGCCATTTTCAGCACCATCCGGGTTTTGCTTTCGGGGTTATAGTGAATGGCCACCGCTTCCCGTGGGTGGGTCGCGCTAATCAAATCCCATACGCCGCTACCAATGCCCGTGGTATCAATGCCGATGTAGGTGACGTTGTATCGCTCGAAGACTTTGTCAATTTGCTCGGCCTGGTATTGGAAGTTAAGCCCGCGCCAGTAGTGCTTTTCTAGTACCCGGAATTTCTCGGGTGCCACAATGGGCGGGGCGACCACAACCAGGCAGGCGTTATCCCGTGTTCGTGACGGGTCATACCCCAGCCAGACCTCACGGTTTTCAAAGGGGCGAGGCGTGCCGGGTTTGAAGTCCTGCCAATGGGAGGTATCGACCATGCAGCGTTCCATGTGGCTGAACTTGAAGACGGACATTGAGCCATCCACAAACACACACATGAACAGGTTATTGAAGTCGTCTTCGCTGTATTCGTCGCGCAGTTCATCAATATCGAACAGGCCACAACCACCGTTAGCGGCATCTTCAATCGTGACCACGTAACGCCATTGCCTGTCGGGGCACAGGCGGCCGCCGTCCCGGTATTCATCAAAGGTTGGGAAATCCAGTCTTTCCCGTGCTTCCTTGCCTTTCTTCCAGCTGTCCCCGGTCCAGAACGGATACGCCTGATGGGTTTTGGCTGATGGGGTACTGAAATAGGTTTTCCGCCACTTTTTATGGGTAGCCATGGCGGAGGCCAGTTTGTTCAGTTCATCAAACTTTGGGATCCAGAAATATTCGTCAACATAAACGTGGCCATGGTAACTCTGGGCGGTTTTGCTGTTGGTCGACAGAAAACGCAGCTCGGCCCCGTTTGAGAGAATGATCGGGTTGCCAGTCAGCTCAACGCCCAGGAACTCTTTGGCGATTGACACAATGTAGCTGCGGAATACTTCAGCCTGAGCGCGGGAGGCGGACAGGAATATCTGGTTGTCGCCGGTCAGAATGGCATCTTCCAGTGCTTCACCACTGAAATAGTAGGTCGCCCCAATTTGGCGAGACTTCAGGATATTCCTGATCCGCTGTTTGAGGTTTTCACGCATAACCAGCTGGTACTTGAACAGCGAGGCATGCCAGTCTTTAAAGTGATCAGCGGTTATTTCGCTGATGTCGTTTTTCTTTCCTTTCCCTTTGCGTTTTTTCAGGTTGTCGCGGCTGCCGGAAGTGCTTTCTTTGCTGGCTGAATTCGAACGGTTATTGCTGTTGTTCGATCCGGGTTCCTGTCTGTTTTTCTCCTGTGTCCGAAGCTTTTTCAGGTTGGTGTGGTGCTTTATCAGCCGGTCGAGCATGTCCAGCTGGCGCGTCGTTGGGTCCGGGGTATCCAGCAGGGTTTGAATACGGGTTGCGATTGCTTCATCAACAGTGAATTCACGCAACATATCCCGCCAGCCGAATTTGTCAGCCCAGTAATAAACAATGCGTTCATTAGTGAGGCCAAGTTCGGCAGCGATCTCTTGTGGCGTCCACGCCTTTAAATAAAGCGCTTTCGCGGCTTGTCTAACTTCAGGTGAATATGCCATGCCGCAATCATACGCTTCTGAATAAGGCGTATGACTCACTGAAATTCCACTAATTTCGGATGAGGCTTATATCCGAATTTCAAGGAATTCAATTGAATGAATGCTTGCTCTCAAAGGCGTAACCTTCGTCGTGACTGATAGGAAAATGACTGACTAACGACGGAATTGGGATTCGATGAGTAAGCAAACGGGCTGGGTAATCGTAGCAACGGAAGGGGCAACCGTAGACGGTCGCACGATTACGGCTAATTGGATTAATGACATGGCCGCATTGTATTCGACAGATGAATACACCGCATTGATATGGCCTGAGCATTTCCGCTCGTCATGGGCACCGTTTGAAGGGAAAAACTGGGGAACAGTTGACGAAGTAAAGGCAGCAAAATTTAAAGGAAAACTGCGCTTGTTCGCCAAACTGACCGCCAACGACTACCTGCTGGAAGCCAACAAAGACGGGCAGAAGCTATTCACTTCCATTGAACCTAACCCTGATTACAAAGGCGAAGGCCGTTGTTACCTGATGGGGCTGGCAGTGACTGACTCCCCGGCCAGCACCGGAACGGCTCGTCTTAAGTTCTCTATTGGCGAACAAACACATGAACGTGAATACAGCCAACTTGAGGAACTGAACCCTTCCGATTTTTTCGCGGTTGAAAGTGATGACCGCAGCGCACTGGCGAAAGCCTTCAGCACCATTGCTGAGTGGTTTTCCAAGGGCGGGCAACCGCCATTTCCACATTCAACCGCAACACCGCACGACGAGGACACAGACGTGACCGAAGAACAACTCAAAGCCGCGCTGGCTGAGCATTTTAAGCCGTTCAGCGATCAGCTGGACTCGCTGCAAGAGAAGTTTAATACCTTCTCTGCGGGCAATCCGGAAACGCCACCGGAAGATGGCCAGAGCGGAAAGCCAAAGGATGACGAGGGCGATGACGCCTCTAAAAAATTCAGCCAGCAATTAGCCGCTGAACTGGCCAAGCAGCTTAACCCGCTGGCAGAAAAACTGACTGGCCTTGAAGCCCAGTTCGCCGAACTGAAGCAGGAAGTGCCGGGGCAAACGCCGGGTAACTCAGGCACCAGCAATGACACAATGGAGGTGTATTAATGCTTAACGCTATTTCAACGAAATACCTCCTGGAGTTCACTGCCGCGACGGTAACCGCTGCCGGAGCGACATCTGGTGCAACGCTGTTTAACATCTCGGCGCCAATGGAAACCAAGTTGCGCCAGGCAATTATGCAGTCTCATGCCTTCCTAGGAATGATTGCGCTGTTGCCTGTTCAGCAAATCAAAGGCCAGGTGGTTGATGTCGGTAACGATGGCCTTTCAACAGGTCGTTCATCGGATGGCCGTTTCAGCGTGGAAACCGGCCAGAGTGGTAATACCTACGAGCTGACGAAAACAGACTCCGGGGCCCATATTAATTGGGAAACCATGACGCAGTGGGCTAACTCTGGCCAGAAAGGTGAATGGCTGAAGTTGATGCAAAACTCGATTGCCCGCCGCTTCGCGCTGGACATGTTGCGCGTTGGCTTCAACGGTACTTCCATTGCCGCTGCGACAGACCCCGTTGCTAACCCGTTGGGTCAGGATGTGAACAAGGGCTGGCTGACTATCGTGAAAGAAAAGCAAGCCGCGCAGGTACTGCCTGCCGCCACACTTGACCCGACAGGAGCCACTGCAGGTTCATATAAAAACCTCGATTCACTGGTGCAAGACCTGATCAACACCACCATTGCGCCAGAGCACCAGGAAGACCCTGATCTGGTTGTTCTGGTGGGCTCTGACCTGGTGGCTGCTGAGCAGCACCGTTTGCTGGAAGCCGCGGCAACGCCGACTGAGCACAAAGCGGCGCAGTCTCTGGCGAAAACCATTGCGGGTAAGCAAGCCTACAAACCGCCGTTCTTCCCGAAAAAGGGTGTCTGGGTAACGAACCTGAAGAACCTGCAAGTGCTGACACAGGAAGGCACCCAGTGGCGTAGCCAGAAAAACAACGAAGACAAGTTGCGTTTCGAGAGTAGCCACATCCGCATGGAAGGCTACGCGGTGGGTAACCTGAATAAGTTTGCCGCTATCGAAGAAGTCACGGTGGCTGACCCAGCCCCGGCGGCGTAGGGGATAGCACATGGTGAGTCCATTAAAACGACAACGTGATGCGATTCTTGCCAATCAGCTTGCGGCGGCAATGCCGCAAGCTGGCACCGTTAACACCGACAGTCTGCACATTAAGCTGATTGAGTTAGAAGAAGACCGCAAACGCATGCGTGCTCAGTTCAACGCCCGTGCTGATCGCACCGACCATAAACGCAATGTGCTGATCCCGAAATACAAGCCACTGGCTGAAACCTATCTGGCCGCCGGTGAAAAGTACGAAAACCCGATATTCAGCACCTTGATTGTCTGGCTGTTCGATATCGGTGATCTGAGTACCGCGATTGACTGGTGTTTGAAAGCCATTGAGTTGGAATTACCCACACCGGAATTTATTCGCCGCGACTGGCCGACCTTCTGTGCTGATTCGGTACTGAAATGGGCCGAAACACAGGCTGAGCATGGCCACAGCATCGAACCGTATTTCAGCCAGGTATTCGCGAAAATTCGTGATGACTGGCGTCTGCACGAAGAAGTGAACGCCAAGTGGTACAAATTCGCCGGTTATTTCCTGCTGCGTGATGACGAAGGCAAGCCGCGTCCATCGGCGATTGCTGATAAAGCGACGTTGGAGCAAGCCAAAGCTTTTCTGCAACAGGCGAATGAATACCACAGCAAAATCGGTGTGGGCACGATGATCAGCAAAATCGACATGCGCCTGAGCGCGCTGGAAACCGGGAAGAATTTGTAAGTCTCCCTACCCCTCGCGCCTCGGCTGGCGAGGTAAGGATAGCCACGGCTAATCCGATACCGTCGACCCAGTGGGCAGAGGCGCAACTATTGAGAGAGTAACCATGAGCTTTGGCGGACGAATTGATACAGACACTGACACGCAGTTACCGGGTGATGGTTGGCCAGATTTGAGCACAGCAGAGTTTCGGAAAATGCGCCGCGTGCCCTCAGTGTTTGATGAGAGTTCGATTGTGGTTGCGATTGAGGCGGCATCGTTATTGGTGCAAGGGCAGTTAGATGCCTTGTTTATTAACAGCCAGCCACCGGAATTACCAAGGCAAAAAGCCGCTGTGTATCGGCGGGCTGTATATGGAATGGCTCACGCTGATCTGCTGCCTGAGTTTGCAACACAAGACCGCAGGGAAGTCGCAGAAAACGCAGCAGAGGATACGCCAGAGCAGGCAGACCGTTTCCGTGCACAGGCAACAAGGGATATTTGCCTGCTTCTTGGTCGTAGCGTGAACAGGGCGGAGATCATTTGATGGAAACCAAGCTGCAGCACCTGCACGGATTTCTGGTCGATAGCCTGAAAGGGTTGGTCCACCCAGGGAAAATTCATGCTTCGCAGGCCGGTGGCAAAGTCATTGTGGATGGCGAAGACAGAGGGAACGAAGGATACCGAATAGCTTACTGGCAATACGATGCCGGAGTGCTGATTGAAAGTTTTCCTCACCTGAAAATGGACCCTAAAACTCTGTTTGCCATGCTGGCGTGCTGGATCAGTCAATTCGATGGTGATCGTGATGTTCTGGATGATTTGAGTGATCCGGAAATTGAAGTGGATGAAAACAACGAGGCCACTGCTGATGTGCTCATTCGAATTACCTTCGCAGAGCAGATTGAAATCGTACCTGATGAAAATGGCCCAATTGTTTGGAATGACATTCGGTACAAGCTGAATCCAGTTGATATCTGGGTTGCAGAAGAGGCAGAGATTACCAATGACGCCGGTAATTACGCTTAACGCCAGTGATGCGGTATCGGCCAGAAAAGCCTTAGAGGCACTGACGTTATCACCAAAACAGCGGTTTTGGTTGCTTAAAGACTTAGGCCGCTGGGAAATACGTCAGACAAAAAGCCGCCTGAGGCGACAAAAGGACACTGAAGGCAGGCCGTTTGAAAAGCGAAAACGTGGTGAAGACCCTGTGCTCAGCAGCTTTGCTGATGGCATGGAGCCTTATGTTGAGGACAGGCTGCGGCTCAACCTTACCTGGAAGAGCAAAGGGAAAGCGAGGAAGGCGGCGGCAAACCAGCTTGGAAATGTCGAGCAGCATACCGCAGCAAGCCACGTGAAAAAGATGAATAAAAGGTTCGGTGAACCTGACTACCAGGCACCGGCGACAGACAATCAGGCCGTTGCGTTGCGGCGGCTCGGTTACAAGATGCGCCGTAAAGGTGGGGGATATAACCGCCTGAGCAAGCGAAATATCGCAAAGCGAATGACGCTTGGCCAGGCAGGCTTAATTATCAGGATGATGCGTACCGGTTCACGCAAAGGTAAGCAGAATTGGACCATTGAGAACCCGCAGCGCCAGTTTTTGGGAACGGACAAAGAGAGAGTTCGTAACCGGCTGCTTCAAAACATTGAAAAGGCCAGACAGCGCCGATAAAGACAGGATAAGGAATAGCAATGGCAATCGGTAAGGTTGAAGTCAACAACTTGAATTTAGGGCAGGGCGGAATTCCTGAAATTGAACGCCACCTGCTCTTTATCGGTACCACGGAAAAAGCCGAGCTGCAGGGTAAGGTGACCCGTGTTTCGTCCATGACCAACTTGGATGAAGTGGTGGGTGATGATGCGCTGGGGATTAACCTGAAAGCGGCGCAGCTCAACGGTAAACAAAACTGGACGGCAGCGATTTACGGCCTGACAGGCGAAGAAACCTGGGCGCAGGCGGTTGATACCGCCAACAAAACCGACTCGTTCGAAGGCATTGTGATTATCGATGAAACCATCAGTGCGAATGGGTTCAACGACATGCAGGCCAAGCACTCTGAACTGGTCAGCAAGCTGGGGCGCTGGGTGTTTTTCCTTGCCGCCGTGCCGGGCATCGACGTGCAGGCACAAACCTGGTCAGCCTATGAAACGGCCATGCTGGCACTGGTGAAAGATGTGGCTGCCAACATGGTGGTGCCGGTACCGCAGTTGCACGGAAATAACGTCGGGGTACTGGCTGGCCGCCTGTGTGACCGCAGTGTCACAGTGGCAGATACGCCAATGCGGGTGGCGACGGGTGCCGTGCTGGGGTTGGGCGAGCCGCCAGTTGATAGCGCCGGGAAAGAGCTGGAAATGTCGACCCTTGGCACGCTGGCCAATGCGCGATATTCGGTACCGCAATGGTATGCCGATTATGAAGGCGTGTACTGGGCTGATGCCATGACACTGGAAGCCAAAGGGGGCGATTACCAGTTCATTGAGTATGTTCGCCCGGTTCACAAGCTGAACCGCCGGGTTCGGGTAAAAGCGATTCGCCGTATTGGTGACAAGATTCTGAACTCCACCCCGGCATCAATTGAAATGAACCGCCAGTACTTCAGCGGTGACATGCGCCTGATGTCGAAGACTACCGAAATTGGCGGTATTACGTTCCCTGGTGAAATCATGCCGCCGCGTGAGCAGGATGTGACCATTCAGTGGATGACCAAAACAAAGGTCATTATCGGCCTGATGGTACGCCCGCACAACTGCCCCAAACACATTGTGGTCAATATTGCGCTTGACCTTTCTAACCCTGCGGAGGCGTAACCATGAGTCGTATTTCTGGCAAGAATATGCGCTTTAACCTGGGTGACCTGAAAATCAGTGCTCAGAAATTCACCCTGTCGATTACCGATAACAGCGCCGTCAGTAAAACCAACGGCGTGCCGGATGGCTGGGTGGATGGTGATGTGGAAGCCTCCGGTGAAATGGAACTGACGACCTCCCAGTTCAACCTGCTGTCGAAAGCGGCCAAAAACGCAGGCGCATGGCGCAACCTGCCAGCCTTTGATGCCATGGGCTACGGCAAGACGGACAAAGATGAACTCAAGGTTGAGATGTTCGGCGTCAAAATCAAAATTTCTGATCTGCTGGATGTGGACGCGAACGGTGGTAGCGCACTGGTGCATAAAATCCCGTTCGATATCACCAGCCCGGACTTTATTCGCATCAACGGGACACCTTACCTGCGTGATGATGAAACTGAAGACCTGGTGCACAGTAGGGGGCGGAATGACCGATGTTATCGACGAGGGCAGCCGTGTCGAAGCCCAATTCACGGAAATGGCGGTGGCCAGACAACTGGCAGCCGCAGCTAAAACGAAAAGTGGTCACCCGCTCAGCGCAGAGAACTGCACAGAATGCGGTGATGAAATCCCGCAAAAACGCCGCGAGCACGTACCGGGATGCCAGTACTGCACCGGCTGTCAGGCACTCAACGAAAAGGGACGACTGTGAAGCGATTTGAATTGAAACGCCGTTATTTCCCGCATGGGACGTACAGCACGCTGCACCGCGAAGACGGCAGCCAGGTGTGTGTGATGGTCGAGCGGGCATGGAAAAACAACGCTCAGGGGGAATCGTGTATTACGGAAGGGACATACACGATGTACCCGCACAAATCGCCCAAATTTGGTGAGTGCTATGCGCTGGAAGCCAAGGCGTTGGGGGTTACCCGGTACGGCCCGAGCCTGCGCAGCCACATTCTGATCCATAAAGCGAATTACCCGAGCCAACTGCAGGGGTGTCTAGCGCCAGGTGTGGATTTCGGATTCGTCGGCGATGAGTGGGCGGTGGTGAATTCCACGGCTGCATTTAACGCCCTGATGCGTGAGCTTGGCGGTGAACCGGCTTCGCTCACCATTGTAAAAGACTGACGGTAAAGGACAGATAACGATGTGGGACAACGTAAAGCAACTGATTGGAAATACCGCCCCGTTGATTGGCTCTTTGATTGGCGGTCCGGCAGGGGGCGCGATCGGCAGTTTGGTGGCCTCTGCGTTAGGCGTGGAAAACTCACCGGGTGCCATTGAAGCGGAGCTGCGCACTAATCCGGATGCCTTGCTGAAACTGAAGCAGCTGGAAATGGCACATGAGGTGCAGTTGCGTGAACTGGCATTTCGACATGCGGAGCTGGAAAGCGAAGAACGAAGACTGCAGGTGACACAGCAAACGGCCACCGTTCAGGCTGAAATGGCCAGTGCAGACCCCTTTGTGCGCCGCTGGCGGCCGACGTGGGGTTACACCTTATGTCTGAGCTGGGCGCTCATGTTCTTTGGACTGTTTTTTGTGATGATTTTTCACCCCGCAGAGGCGGCGAATGTTGTGAACGCCATCGTGGCGTTGTCACCGCTGGTTACTGTCGCTCTTGGCGTGTTGGGCGTGAATATTCACAAACGTTCGCTAGACAAACAAATTGCCGCCGGACAAATGCCGTTGGGCCTGTTTGCTGGGATGAGACAAGCCGTTAAAGGGGGCTAGATGAGTGCAACGTGGGTCTCAGTCATTATCGCGGCCATTGCTGTAGTGATCAGCCTGTTGGCGCTCATCTTTGGTCGTTCCGATAAAGGGCAGGCGACCTCCAATGAACACGCCAAACGGATTCACCAAAACGAATTGGCTACTGAGCGACTTCGTGGGGATGTGGCGGAAAAATACGCAACCAAACACGAACTGCGTGAAGCAGTAGACGATTTAAAAACCTCAATTAATGGGCGATTCGATCGCCTGGAAGACAAGCTGGATAAAGAGAGAGACGCAGCATGAGCAAGAAAACCATCATTCTGACCATTGCAGGAACGGATATCAGCTTTGACCCGACCCCGGAACTGTACGGCGAATACATGGGGCAGATGGCCCAAGGAGATCTGGTCGATGCCGCGCATAACTTTGTGATGCAGTCAGCCTCTGAAGACGGCAAGCCAGCACTGCGTGAGCTGTTTGACGATAACCCCGGCGCACCGATGCAGGTTGCAGGTGCGTTGATTAAGGAATACTCGCCGAAGGTGGCGATTAGCGTAAAAAAATAGATGACCTTGTCACGGCCATAGAACTAAGTGACCTGAGCAAAATGCTCGCCTGGCGCAGAAAGTGGTTGCCGGGTGAGCAAGATACCGAAGCCAACCTGGCAAGGGCTGTCTGGTTAGAGAAGAACTACTGGGAAAACATGCGAATGGAGACAGCCAATGGTGTCGCCAAAGCATTCAGCCCATAAAGGATGTATGACCCATGAGCCTACCTGAACCGCTGCGATTTACCGTTGGTCTGATTGACCAAATCAGCAAACCGCTTGGCGATATCCAGCGGCAGTTCGGTGATATGACCCGAACCTATCGCGACGGTACCCACACCATGGTGGCAGGGGCTGCAGGCGTGGCTGGTGCAGGGTTCGCCCTGCAGGCTGCGCTGATGCCAGCCATTGAAATGGACCGGGTGCTGGGTGAGGTGAAGTCGTTAGGCGTGGCGGATGCACAGTTGCAGCAACTGAGCGACACGGCCCTGCGGTTCTCTGTCGAGTACGGCAAGTCGGCCACCGAGTTTGTGGCAGCCTCTTACGATATCCAATCCGCGATTGCCGGTTTGGCGGGTAACGAGCTGGCCGAGTTTACCAAGGCGTCGGGGGTACTGGCGGCGGCAACAAAAGCTGATACCGGCACAATTACCAACTATGTCGGCACCATGTATGGGATTTTTCAGAATGCCGCCCACGGCATGGGGAAGGCGAACTGGGTCAACATGCTGGGTGGGCAAACCGCTAAAGCCGTGCAGATGTTCAAAACCACCGGTGATCAGATGTCGGCGGCCTTCACCTCTGTGGGGGCTTCTGCCACTTCCGTTGGGGTGGGCATGACAGAGCAGATGGCGATTCTCGGTACCTTGCAGGCAACCATGTCAGGCAGTGAAGCCGGGACCAAATACCGGGCATTTCTGGCCGGTGCGGCTAAGGCACAGGACGCTCTGAATATGCGGTTCACCGATGCGCAAGGGCAAATGCTGCCGATTGTCGACATCCTGCGCAACATCAAGGGTCGGTACGGTGAAACCATTTCCGTTGCGGAGGCGGCGGAGCTGTCAAAAGCCTTTGGTACGCAGGAAGCCGTCGCCATGGTGCAGTTGCTGATGCAAAACACCGAAGGGCTGGCTGACTCGATTGAAACCCTGGGCCAAGTCAAAGGACTGGACGTGGCCGAGCAAATGGCCGGAACCATGACTGACCAGTGGGAGCGGTTAGAGCAAGGGGTGTTTGCGGTTAAAGCCGCCTTTGGTCAGGCTCTGCTGCCAGTTGTGCTGCCAGTCGTTCAGATGTTTGCCGATGGTGCCAAAGAAATCCTGCTCTGGACGAAGTTGTTCCCCAATATCACCCGTTATATCGGCTACGCGACAATCGGGTTCTTTGGCCTGGTTGCTGCCGGCGGCGTGATCACCATGCTGTCCGGCGCCATGCAAATGGCGTGGACCACGCTGTCACTGGGTGTCGGGCTCATCAAAGGTGCCAGCGGAGCGGTCTGGATGCTCACGAAGGGATTCACGACGGCCGCGTTTGCCGTGGTGAAGTTCAGTATGGCGCTGTTGGCTAACCCGGTATTTCTCATGGTGGCGGCTATCACTGCCGCAGTGGTATCGGTCGGTGCGCTGATTTACTACTGGGACGATCTCAAAGCCAGCTTTGGCGACACCACCTGGTTCCAGATTTTGGCAGGCGCAGTAACCTTGTTTTCCGCGCCTTTCGTGGCGGCGTTCAATATCGTGAAAGGGGGCTGGCAGTGGGTGATGAGTGGTTTCACTGACACCTCTGGATTTGATGGCCTGTTTGCAGTAGCTGACAGCCTGCGCAATGTGTTTGGTTCAGTGTTTGGCTGGATTACCGAACAGCTGTCTGGCCTGTGGGACATGGCCAAAGGCGTGATGGAATGGTTGCCGGGATTCGGTGGTGATGAGACGGAAGTCAAGTCGGCCGCTGTGCAGCAGGCACTGCCGAGATCAACAATCCCCCCAGGTGGGGCGGCGCGCAGTATAGCCAGCTACCAGACCAGCTCAACGAACTACGGCGGCGTGAGTATCTACGCCCAACAGATGAACAGCCCGCAGGACTTTGCCAACGAAATGGAGATGTTCGCCGGATGAAGTATCAAGACATCCTGATTGAAAACGGTGATGTGGTGCTGGATGCCGGGCGTAACCCTGTGCTGATTCAGGACCGGGCGGTGATCGCCCAGGACATTAAGCACGCCATTATTGAAAGCGGGCTGGCCGTGGAGATGGTGGCCGAGCGCAGCCGGAGTAAACGGGCTGACCTGAGCATGAAGCTGGAGCTGCTGGTTGAGGAAGATGTCCGGCTGGTGCCAGGTACGGTGCGACTGGAAGAGCAGACCGAAGGGGTGATTTATGTGTTCGCCGCCACCCTGGATTTTGGCGAACTGTCGTTGTTTGTCGATGTGGAGCAAAGCCGTGGCTGATATCCCCCAACCTGATTACGAGCAGATTGTTAAAGACGCTGGCATTCCAACGGACAAAGAGAGCTGGAAAGCCGTGCTCAAAGCCGAAATGGAGAAAGCAGGCTCTGTTATCAACAACGACAGCCGATTCTCCCCGTTCTGGCGAATGATTGAAGCGGCCGTGATCAACTGCACCACCTGGCTCATCAACATCCTGCTGGTCAAGCATATCTTGCCGAACATGTTTCTTGCGACCGCCCAAGACCATTATTTGGACTTGCTGGCGTGGGCCTGTCGGGTCGACCGGAAGCCGCACAGCAAGGCGAAAGGTCAGGTGGCCTTTCAACGCTCGGCAGTGAAGGGCCCAGCACTGATTATCCCTAAAGATACCTGGGTGCAAACCGAGGCTATCAATGGCCATATCTACCGGGTGCGGGTAACGGAAGACACCACGTTGCCCGAAGACGAAACCAGCGTGGTGGCCACCGTGGAAGCGGAAGAAGCCGGAGCGGCCTATAACCTTGGCGGCGGCTATTACCATATTTTGCCACAGGCGATCCCCGGTATTGCTGCTGCGACCAATACGGACGACTGGCTGACGGAAGCCGGGGCAGATAAGGAAAGTGACGATGACCTGCGACTGCGGGTGCGAAATCAGTGGTCAGCCGTGGCCAAGTGGCACATTGATGCGGCGTACCGTTCGCTGTTGATGGAAAAGGCTGGCATCCAGAATGACAACATCCATTTCGAGCATAACGCTCCGCGAGGGCCGGGTACGGCGAATGCGTTGATTTTGCTGGATACCGGTGAGCCAGCCGCTGAAATGATAGAGATGCTCAACAACCATATTCGTGACAACGGCCAGCATGGCCATGGCGATGACCTGAAGGTGATGGCGATGCCGGGGGTTGAGCAGGATGTCTCGGTACAAGTGTGGCCAGCGCTGACACTGACACTGGAAGAGCGTGACACGCTGGTGAGTCAGGTCGAGCACTTTATCCGGGCGGCCTTTCGCGAGAACACCGATTACAGCCCGACCCGGACAAACCCGATTGCACGGTTCAGTTTCTCCCGGCTGGGGCAGGAGCTGCATGACCAGTTTCCGGGGGTTGCGTCACTGGAGTTTGGTCAGCCGGATATCGTGAACAACCTGACCATCCCGCGCCTGCGAAATCTGGAGGTCGCCCTTGCAGCTTCCTGAGATTAGGTTCAAGTGGTGGATGGGACGGGGCGAGCTGACCAAGTTCGCCCGAGCCCTGCAGCACTACTGGGGTCATGTTGAAGCCGCACTCAAGATGCCGCTGCAGCAGCATGACCCGCTGACGGCCCCCATAGGCCTGGTTGAACTGATGGCGTGGCAGCGTGATGTCAGCCGGTTGGGGCAGGAGCCGGAAGCGCTGTTTCGTATCCGGGTGGCCCATGCCTACAGCTTTGCCCGCGATGGCGGCAGTATCGCGGGCTGGGAAGACATGTTTTCCAAGCTGGGCTATCCGCATATTACCCAGGACGAACGGCTTAGCCACGTCGACTGGGATGTGATTAGCCTGAAAATTCAGGACGGCGACCTGACCGAAGTACCCCAATTGCTCGATACCGTGATTCAGCAGTATGGCCGTACCTGTCGGCGCTATCAGTACACCACTTATATCGACCTGCCATTGCAGGCCAGACCGCAGACCTTTGAAGCTGAATATGACATGGCCACAGTGACCCAGCCAATGGAAGTGGCACTGCTGCCCAGTCTGCAGAACATTGACATGGAATTAGAGTGTGTGGTGATCACACACCCGATGAAGGAAACCGCATGACCAATACAACCTCTGTCCAGATCCTGACCAAAGCGGGTGAAGAGCTGCTGGCGCGCCTGGCTGCTGAAGAAAAAGAGCTGGTGATTGATAAGTATGTTTTCGCAGATGTGCCGGAGCGCCCTGATTTCCCGCAGCGCGAAGACGGAGTGCCGACCGACTATGTGGTGCATGAGTCAATCATCCATGAGAAAGGCCGCCTGAATCCCAACTCGGTGATCTACTCGTCCACGCTGGCCAGCGATGTTGGCCCGTTTCACTTCAACTGGTCAGGGTTGTACTGCAGCGAACATGATGTGCTGGTCACCATCCATTATCCACAGCGTACTCCGAAGACTGCCGATCAGCCGGGGGTTGCCGGAAACACACTGGTTCGTTCGCAGGTGCTGCAGTACACCGGTGTGGCTGACATCACCAATATCACGGTGGATGCATCCAGCTGGCAGTACAACGCCGACCCACGAATGAAGAAGATGGACAGTGATTCGGCGCAGGCCATTGTCGACCAGAACGGCAAGGACTGGTTTATTGAGGACGGTTTCCTGGTAACTCCACAGTCGACGGCTTTTAAGGTAGCGCCGGGCGCAGGCTATGTATCCGGTCACCGTGTCACGCTTGAGTTTGAGCGCTTCCTGCAGGTGCCGGTCAAGCCGTCATTCATTTATATCGATGCGTATCGCGAAGGCACCCCAACCGGTGAGTGGGTAACAACATTCAATTTTGTTGTATCTGCCGATGAGAAAGACGACTACCTGGACGCTCAGGGGCTGCCTCACTACGTGGTGAAAATCGCGCAGGTGATGGCGGATGGAACGGTGGCGGATTTGCGGCCTGAGGGTGGGCAAGAAGCAACAACGAAAGTTACATCTAGTTTTGTTAGTATCTCTAAACAGCCAATGAACTGCGGTCATATCGTAACACGTGGTTTTTATATGCCAGGTGATAAGGGCAATGCAGAATTTGCCTTTACTGGTAACGAGATAGTGAATGAGGCAGGTAAGAGCTACCTAAATATTGGGTTGGTTTATGATGCTAACGGGCGTGAATTTGAGATAATTAGCAGCCCATTAAACTATCGGCAATTTGGAGCTGTTCTAGATGGTCAATCGACCGTTATGCGTCAAATTAAAGATTGTCATGATTGTGCGAACTTAAAGAAACTTCCAGTTGTCAATGAAGATGGGATCGCGTTAATTGATGATAGTTATTTGGCAGTCATCAATACCAATGTTGATTGGGGAATGACAGAGTTTGTCATACATGAAGATGTTGGCCGTCCTGCGACATGGGATTTTCCGGTTTTGTTCCGTGCTGAAGGTAATCCTCTCTCTGATTTTCAGGGCGTGCTCAATCATGCTGATTTTTATGAAACATCTAGTCATGTTGCTAGCCTCTCATCGTTACACAATGCTTATGTGTTCATTGAGTCCGATCTTGAGCATATAAAAAGAAAACCTGAAAGCACGACGTTTATTTACAAGAAAGAACCTAATCGTGTTGTTAAGAACGGAGAGTTGAATAAGCCGCTTAGATTTGATTATTCCGGAGCAACAAGCCTGTCAGTAAAATATAGAAACTTAGAGGAAAGCTATATCACAATCAAGGGTGGGTTTATTGACTTAAACAGAAGCCCGAGCCATGTGTTTCTTGATATAGCAAGAAATAACACGATTTGGGAATTGATTGGTTTTAAAGATAAAACTCAGTCAGATGAGCTAAATATTCGAGCTACGATGAAAATTACTCATGCAGCGGATATTCGTCTGATTAATGTTAATGGAGAAGCACCAACAAGATTGGAAGGTACGGAAGGGACGTATGGTTTAAGTGGCAACGGTATTGTTGACCTTCAAATGGAAAACATTAATGGTTATTGTGGCTGGGGTTTTTCTGGGTTTAATAATATTAATGGGCTGTCATTAAAATCATCAAAAATAAACCGTATCGACTGTCATTTTGGCCTGTGGGACTTTTATGCAGAGGATACTCACTTCAAGGAATGGGGAGTAATGGTCGGTAGTGGTGGTGGTTATTTAAAATTAAAGAACTGTTCTAGATTTTTTGGTAAGTCAACCAAGCTTAATGCTTCTCAGTATGGGTATAAATCTGTAGTTCAGTTCCGTCCAGATTATGGCGCTGAATGGCGTGGTAATATTGACATTGATGGGTTGACACTGGTTATAGATTCTAAAATGCCAGTCACGGACAAAATCAAAATTGTTGATTTTGTTTCCAGTGGTGATTATGGCGCTCAACAAATAACTGAATGGGGGAGAAACATTAACATTCATAATGTTGTCATCAATGCACCAGACAGCCATTTAAATCGCCATGAGTTCGGTGTGGTCTGTGTCGATTACAATAAATACGCTATTACTACTGGCGTTAGACTACCAGCACGAATTGTTGTCGATAACGTTAATTATTCAAAGGAAAATGCAAATGCATATATATCAGCGGTCAATGGACCTAATGATAAGCATGTAAAAATGCCGGTTGAATCTGCATCGGTTCTATCCGGTGCTCATAATTCAGTTTGGTGTATATCGAGAATTTTTAATGCTAATCGAAATCCGTTTCATGATGATGGTATACCAGGGGCAGAAACGTTAATTCAGTATGATCCGATACCCGATGATAGAAACATTAATTCAGACAAAATCAAATTAAGGGTAATTATTACAGATTGCACAATGTTTGACGTGGAAGTTACTGTTGACCATCTTATAGAAGTTCACGGCGGGTCATGCATATCATATGACGCCAATTCTGGAGGTTTAGTTTCAGAAGGCGAGGCATGGTTTTATGGGTCACAGATCATACCATTACCAAGCCGAACGTCTGGTAATGCAGACTTTTCTCACCATCATCTACGTGATTGTACAATAGTAAAAACAGCTACCCAATATATTCCGACAAAATGTTTAAGCTCAAAAGGAACATTGGTGGAAAAAGGCGCCACGTATGATTTTGTAAGTCCCATCGATTTATTTCATGGATATGTTCAAGTGAATGAACGATTTGAAGATGTTTCTTGAAGATGAGAAAACAATGCTCACTCTCGACGGCACTCAACTCCTACTCAAAAACCTGCGCATCAGCGTGCGTCAGCAACTGGCCGGAAAAGATATGTCCGGCCAGACCTCGGCGACAGACCAGGCGGAAACTGGCAGCAAAGGGAAAACCCTGGCTGTCTCCGGTGTGGTGCCGTTCAGCAGCGCGGGCTTGCTGAGCCGGATTTTCACTTTGGCTGAGCAGCAGGACAACGGTGCCCGCCATGTTTACCGCATCAGCAACCGGACAGCGGAAACCCTCAAAATCAGACAGGTCAAGTTTCAGGGGGCGATACGAGCCGATGAGCAGGATTCCCTGCGCCAGTGGTCTGTGTCCTTTGAGTTGGTCGAGCACTTGTCGGTGCCAGAGCGGGTTGAACAGCGCCAGCCGGATAAACCTGCCGCCCAGCAACAAGCGCAGGGTATTACCACACCGGTGACGGCATCGGCTGAGCAGCCGAATGTCCCACCGGGGACGGAAGTTGAGCTGACCGGCTGGCAAAAGACACTGAAGGATTTTGATAATTGGCTGGCATGAACAATTCCCGCTTCACAATCCAAATGTATATCGGGGCGCAGAAAGTGCCCGTCAGCGACCATCGCCTGGTCTTTGATATCAACACGCCGGGCAGGGCGCAGCTGACGGTTAAAACTACCCCAGACAAAAACAGCGTAGTGGCCGTCGACCTCGGTTGGGGGGATAGAGTAAGCCGGGTGTTCACCGGTTTTATTGAACGGGTGCTGCCGGCTGAAAAGGGATATTCCAAACTGTTCTGCCGTGAGCTGGCCGCCGTACTATACCACCCGCTGCCTGTTGTGATCCGCCACCCGACCCTGATGCAGCTGCTGAGCTATGTGACCGCCAAGACTGGCCTGCAGTTTGTGGTACCAGAGCGGGCCTACAGCAAAACCGCAATTCCTTGTTTCTACAGTGACGGTAATGGTTACCGGGTGATGGATGAGCTGGCACAAGCCTTCAACATACCAGACTTGTTTTGGCAGCAGCAGGGCAATGGCCAGGTGTATGTAGGCAGTTGGAAGGATTCCTACTGGGGCGATAAGCCAACCACGCTGCCTAATGAATTCATGACCGGACACACCGCCAATAAAACAGTGACCGTTCCTTGTATCCCGAAACTTAAACCGGGCGCGCTAGTGAACGGTATCCGACTTAAAGCCGTTGAGTTTTCCGGCACGGAGAGCAAACTGACATGGATGTAGATTCCCTCAAGCGTATCATTTTACGCCTGTTCCCCGAGCTGACGGCCAAGGCCCATCTGCCAAAATGGGGCAAGGTGGTTGATCTGCCAGAGCTGCCGGAAGAAGGCGATAAATCAGACCGCTTCTATCCCCATTATGCGGCCGATATCCAGTTGCTTGATGAACAGGGCAATACCCTGAAAGATACTCCGCCGCTACAGGCCGTGTCGCTTCCGGTGAGTGGAATCGGAGAGTTTGCCGGAATGCTGGCACCGCCTGCGATTGGCAGTATTGTGGAGATTGGGTGGATGTTTGGCCAGGCGGATAAACCATTCATCCGCACTGTGTTACCGCTGGGCTGGAGACTGCCGGCCATCAAAGCAGGGGAGTATCGCTACCAGCAACGCAAAGGCGTGTATAAGCACGTCGACCAGAGCGGTAACTTCTACGATGTCACCGACAAGCTGGCCAAACTGCAATGTGAATTGCGTGAAGTGAAGGCTAAAGCATCGCAGGATTACCGCAGCCCTAAGAGTTGGTTTGGCTCAGATAGCGAGAACCTGTTGAAGTTGGTCAGCGATCTGATGCAAGTGGTTAGTGACCTATCCAGTGCTTGTTCCAGCCACACACACAAGAGCCCAGAGACGGGAGCACCAACCTCACCGCCAGAGCAATCAGCAGATATCAAAGGCCCGGGAACTCAAGCATCCAAACTTAAAGCCAGGTTAGACCCCATCACCAAGTAATCAGCCTTCCACATTAACAGCGCCCAATAGGGCGCTTTCTTGTTTATGCGTAAGGGAGTTGAATCATATGCATGCAAGGACTTATTCTGTCTGTTGAATTGGCAATGGATGACAGAAAGAAGGAACCCAAATGTTGTTTACTTATAATGTTTGTATTAACACGAAGACTTGGTATGCGTATCCAACTGGGAACAGTAAATACGAAAGCAAGTTAGGAACGCCAACGCCTGAAAACATTCGGCAAGCACTTTATGAGGCTTGTTGTAGCCCAAACCCCAAGAATGAAAACTACAGTGCTTGGTCGGCGACGGTAGCGAGAGATGGCATTGAAAATTTCTTTGTGGTGTCGGTTAAGTCAGAGAGTCAAAGCGAAGCTAAGGTATTAGCTAAAAAGCTGATTGCAGATAATGGCTGGACTGACGTAAGCATTAGTACATATCCAACAGCGTCTCACACTGTTTGATACTCTAGCAACGACATCGATTGAGTAAGCGCCGTTAATGAATGGCGCTTTTTTTGTACCTATCGATTACGCCACGGAATCGCGCACTCACGTGACGGAATCCGCACTCCTCCTCCCCTCCCGCGCGCTTTGCCTTGTGCGGTTTTACGAAATTATTTTTTGCGAAAATAGCATGCCAGCCACATACAGGGTTCAACGCTCGAAGCCTTAGCTGGCGCGGGGTATTCAGAGATTCAAAGCCCCTAAGAATGGCTTACAGCGAGTTTTTAAAAATTTCAAAAAATGAAATTCTTTCAGGTTTTCTGAAATTTTCCGACACGAAAACATGGATGCATGCATAGGTAAGCACTTGATATCACAGGGTAGGGAATAGATTTCGTCACGATCTCAATGATCCCGTGTTGATCTCATTGGGTTGAGTGGTGGCGTTTAAGTGATTCATATTTATTGGGTTGTGGTGATGTGATGTAAAGATCAGAATTTCAATTTTGATCACAGGGTTTGGTGGGGATTGGGCTGTGATATTGAAAAGTTTTCGAGTCACGAAATAGCTGTGCTTTTATTGGCGGCTTTTTATAGCTGTCGCCACTTTGTCGCCACTAGGCGTTTCTGGCAACGAACAAGGCCGCTTAAAAGCGGCCCTAAAAACTGCGGAAAAACCGAGTTTACTCTTTCCCGTAAACGTTGTTTTCCTGCTCGCGAACGCGGATGAACGTGGTGCGTTTGGTCAGCTCTTTCAGCTTCGCCGCGCCAACGTAGGTGCAGGTTGAGCGCACACCGCCCATGATGTCCTGAATGGTGTTTTCTACCGGGCCACGGAATGGCAATAGTACGGTTTTTCCTTCAGCAGCACGGTAGTTGGCTACGCCGCCGGAGTGCTTGTCCATCGCGCTCTGGGATGACATGCCATAGAACTTCATGAACATCTCGCCGTCTTGCTCGATCACTTCACCGTTGCTTTCCTCGTGACCGGCCAGCATGCCGCCCAGCATCACGAAGTCGGCACCGCCACCGAAGGCTTTAGAAACGTCACCGGCACAAGTACAGCCGCCGTCACCGATGATCTGGCCGCCAAGGCCATGTGCGGCATCACCACATTCGATGATTGCAGACAGCTGTGGGTATCCAACACCGGTTTTTACGCGGGTGGTACAGACCGAGCCTGGACCAATGCCCACTTTAACGATATCGGCACCGGCGAGAATCAGCTCTTCACACATATCACCGGTCACTACGTTTCCGGCACTGATCACTTTGTCAGGGAAGGCTGCGCGTACTCGCTCAACATACTCGACCAGGTGCTCTGAGTAACCGTTGGCAATATCGATGCAAATGAAGATAAGATCATCGCTCAAGGCCATGATGTCTTTGGTTTTCTGGAAGTCGGCATCAGACGTACCGGTCGACACCATGACATTGTTTAGCACGCTAGCATCGTTGTCGCGGATAAAGCCTGCCCAGTCTTCAACGGTGTAGTGCTTGTGGACTGCGGTCATGACTTTGTGTCGCGCCAGGGCTTTCGCCATGTCAAAGCTACCCACGGAATCCATATTAGCGGCAATAACAGGTACACCAGACCATTGACGGCCACTGTGCTTGAATGTAAAATTGCGGGTTAAATCAACTTGAGAGCGGCTTTTTAGAGTTGAACGTTTTGGACGAAACAGTACATCTTTGAAACCCAATTTCAAGTCTTGTTCGATACGCATTAGTTTTTCCTTAATCTATCGAATTTTGCTTCCTGGCTTTCAGCTATTGGCAGATAGCAGTTAGATCACCAGTTAGCAGGCACAAAAAAACCGGAGCGTTGGCAGACGCTCCGGTTTTCAGCATTATAGGCAGAGAAAGTTAATAAACAAGTCTGATAATGTAATTTTTTTTGTGTTATCCTTCCGAAGATAGTACGTCGAAAAACGTACAGTTATGTCAAAATTTACCGATTTCCTCCTTCAAGACTTCCATTCTTCGATAATCACTGCATAATTCCTAAAACTGGGCGATTAACTGGATTCATTGACCTTGTTTAATAAAAAAAGAACAAATAAATTTTTTCCGCTCGATTTTTACGGTGAAGAGGGAAGTTGGCGGTTCATCATTCGAGCAGAACATCCGGGCGAGATTCTGGATGCGATGTATTGGCGGGCATATGTTTCCTGCCATCGTAAAGACTTTGATTTGCTTCACATCGCGACCGATAAGTTTAATTACAAGTACAATTACTCCTCGTCTGATTCTTCAGAAATGCACTACGCATCTGGTGCTGAGCAACTTCGCGTGAACATGATGGGGCCAATAGTTCCAATCTCTGTTTTTCTGAAGACCCTTGCCGAGCAGCAAGGAAAGTGGATCAAGAAAGCAGCCGGTACTGCAGCAGGAGCAATGGCACTGTCTGCGTCACCGACTGACCAGCCTTAAATCAAGGTGTTTAATCGTACTGATAAGAAAAGTGCTGGCGGGCACTTTTCTTATGCTGAAAAGCAATGAAAGATTCTCATTGCACCGTTATCTTGCACCTAATCTTACACTTTGATTTTTTCTAAGCCTGTTTCCTAATCCACTTTTCCATACGTTTTTTGTGCTAAGACACCTTTATCGAGTCGACTTCTTCGGCCAATCGTCTTGCAGCATCAGCCTAGCTACAACCAGCTTTGCAATAGTCAGCTTTGCAGCATGAGTCTCGCAATATCAGCTTCAAATGATCCAGCTAATAACATCCACCTCAAAACATCCATCTCATAGCATCAGTGAAATTTTCCTGCATGGTTCTATCATGCCTTTGTGATGGTTTTGAACTGCAGAGATCTACAACGTTTCACGGGATTTCTCGTATTTTGCCAGCAGAATAAGCGGGAAAATGATCATTGCTGTTCCCAAAGCCATAATGAGATCAGGCATTTCATCAAACCATATCAGCCCGGCAATAACGGCCGCAATCAGGCCACTGTATTCAGCGCTGGCGATCTTGTTACTGTCTGCTGCGCGGTAAGCGACAACACAAGTACCAGCATAAATAAGAATAAAACTGCTTGAGCCCGCAGCTGTTAGTAGCGGTTCAAAGTCCCAGGCTCGCCCTTCCCATATTGCCAGGCCTAATGATGCCGGAATCCCAACCAGGTTAGTCAGGAGCAGTGTCTGAGGAACGCTCTGGTGTTTGGGTAATTTTCGAATCAACAGGTTATTTCCGGCAATGGTCAACGCAACCACCAAGGCAGCGATCGCCCCCCAGTTAATTTCGGTTGGACGAATAATGACCAATACACCTAGGAAACCAAAAACGCCGGCAATGATCGAATAACGTGAAAGCTGTTCTTTGAACAGAACTAATGCCATTGGCAGCATCAATAATGGCGCTGCGTAGAAAATGGCGTTAGCGGTTGCCAATGGCATGGCGTTGATGGCTATCACCATAAATACGGCACCTAGTAGCCAAATATGAGCTCTGAGTGCGTGCCATTTCAATCCATCCATAAAGCTGGCTTTTCCGGCATTTAAGCAGAAAGGTAGCAGAATGATCACTGCGGTGATTTGGCGAAAAAAGACAAATTGGAAGATGGCAATATCTCCACCGAGTGTTTTGATCAGAGCATCGGAAAGAATGGCGATAAGGTTACCGAATACCAGTAATCCCATCGCCAGTCCGACAGAGATGTTGGGCAT